ACTTCCTTCCGGATGCGTGGTCCTATCTGTTTCAGTTCCATATTGTTAACTCCGTTTTTTCTTACTGTTAACTTGGTGTTAAAATAAAAGCAAGTCTCGATTAGTCAAAGCTATTTAAACTTCCCTTACCCACGCGCCGTTAATACCTGAGAAACGGATGCTCTTGTCTATTTGTTTGGCTAACTTTTTAGCTTCTTTTTCGCTTTCAGCCTCTACCTCTGCAAGTACAACAACTTTTCTTTTAGCATAATCGCCATAACCATATTCGGCAGTGTTGGGCGTTGGTTCGTATTGCTCTTCGACTATTTGATAAGTATTCATTTTTTCCTCCTGATTCGTTATATATATACGTTAACAAAATGTTAACACATATACAAGCCCTTAATTATATGTTAAAAGAAGAAAAAAGCAGGAAGGATTTATTATGAGTAAACGTACTACTGCGGCCGCACATGAACGTATGGATGACATGCAGGTCGAGGTTGCAGAAATTAAAACTGAGATCCGCATACAGTTTAAGGATTTGTACAATAAGATAAAGCGTCTTGAAGCAATAATGATCGCCTTAACCGGCGCTAGTTTATTGCTGCTACTGAACATCACGTTTTTAGGAGGCTAAAATCGATCCGGTTACAATCAGTGGTTGTGTAGCTCTCGCCACCGGCAGTTTTAAGGCCATCAAGGGCGCCGTTTCGGCCGGTAAGGATCTAAGTGATATAGCCGGTCAACTAAATCAGTGGGGCAAAGCCTGCTCGGATTTCTCTATGCTTCAGCAACGTGAGGAGAATCCACCCTTCTGGAAAAAAACATTTAAAGGTAGCGACGAGGAAAATGCTATTTTAATATGGAATAATGAGCGTAAATTTAAGGAAATGAGGGAAACGCTCCGTTCGGAAATCAGTTTCGTATACGGACCATCCGCGTGGAAGGAAGTTTTGGCCATTGAGGCGGAGCAGCGAAAAAGGCGAAAAGATGAGCTATATAAAAAGCAAGAGCAAGTCGATGCAATTATTAACTTTACTATTGGTGCTTTTATTTTTGTCATCTCTGGTGGTATCCTGTTCTGCTTATTCTACTTCTTGGGTAAATGGCAGGGACGTTGGTAGAAATGTGGGTGCTATTGTGGTTACAATTACTCAGTGGGACTTTTGATCATTACCACATATCGAGCCATAGCTCGGAGGAGGCGTGTAAAGACGCGCTGAAGGGCGCTAAAGTTTTGGTGACTAACACTAGCAGCAAGGTGGTTTGCATAAAGATAGAGCGGTGATACTCAAGGAATGGCGCGGAAAATATATAATATATGACAAAAATGGTAAAATAGTTATAATTACGCGAGATAAAAAAATTGCAATAGGTTATGCAAGGTCTAAGAAATGACAGAATTTGATAAAGCAGATAAGAATGGTGATGGAGTTATTCAACGCAAAGAATGGAATGCGCTTGCTCTGGAAGATCGTAGATTGGAAATGGTTGACAGGGATTTAAAACGTAATGCTGAAAGACGGTTTACTGGCTTTGCACTAGCAGGGATGTTAATTTATCCCTTTATCATTTTATTAGCTTCTGTTCTTGGATTTGATAAAGCTGCAACTCTCATAACAGATATTGCATCAGTTTATGTAATTGCTGCTTCAGGTGTCGTTGCTGCATTTATGGGCTTTAATGCCTACAGCGCAAAAGCTGATACCAAGAAAGCAACCATAAGTATGGAGGAAAATTAATGTTACAAGCATTTATAGGTCCGATTGCAGAATTAGCAGGTGGATGGCTCAATGCTAAAACCCAAAAACAAGCGGCTGATGCCAAGTTAAAATTGACTGAAGCGGAAGCAAAAGCGAAAATTATGCTTTCAAAAGAAACAAGCGTTGCTGATTGGGAACGCATCATGGCACAAGGTTCGCAGAACTCTCTCAAGGACGAATGGTTGGTTGGTTTGTTCAGTATTCCATTGGTGCTAAGTTTCTGTGGGGATTGGGGCAGAGATATTACAGCAAACGGATTTGCAGCATTGGAAACCATGCCCGATTGGTATCAATATACTTTAGGCGTAATCGTAGCAGCGTCTTTTGGTGTAAGGTCTGCAACTAAATTTTTCGGGAGAAAATGATGAAAATTAATATTGGTCTTGCATTTGCAATGGTCGTTCAGTTGGTTGCACTGGTCTGGTATATCAGTGGCCTTGTGCATGATTTAGAACACCTCAAACAAACTGTGTCAGCTCAGGATGAAATGATTATGTTGATAGATCAAGATGTCGATGACCTATGGGCTTTCTGCACCTTTACAGAAAATCGGTGGGCAGAGGCATATAGCACTGACATGGTTTATGAGCGATCATGTGGCACTAAGGAACCGGTAGGAGAATAACATGCAAAAAAATTGGGATATGTTTTTTGATATGCTGATGGTCCACGAAGGAGCGTTTCAAGACGACCAGAGAGATTCTGGTAATGCTCAAGGTGACGGGCATGGTAATGAAGGCTCTACTATGTGGGGCGTTACTGCTTGGAACTGGGCTAAATATACGGGCAAACCTGCGCCCAAAGAGGTAATGAAAGCGTTAACAAAAGAAGATGTGAAGCCTTTTGTTAAAACGCAATACTGGGATAATGTACGGGCAGACCAATTACCTAGCGGTCTGGATATTTGTGTCGCAGATATGGCTTACAATGCCGGAGGTCGTCGCAGTGTAAAGATATTGCAACGTGCGGTTTCAACAAAACCAGACGGCTTAATAGGCAGTAAGACAATTGCTGCTTGCCATGATTTAACCCCAAAAGACGCGCTTGATAAATATCATCACGGCAGACAGCAATACTATGAGTCTCTTGATGATTTTAAAATTTATGGAAAAGGGTGGACAAGGCGAAATAAAGAAACTTTAGAACTCGCCTTATCGATTGTATAAAAAAGGGAGGCTATCCCCCTCCCTTAGTATCTAGTCATTTCCCTCGAAAGCAAGAAACCTAGACTGCTATGGTTTGAGCGGAGTATGAACTATTGATGCTCGGCACTCATAGCTTACCATAGTATTTTAAGTATTCTCTGGATCTATTGCCATTGACTCAGCGCCTTTATTTCTAATTTCTTTTTTTAGAAAGTTAACCGCGTCAACAAGATTAATATAACACCTTACAAAAGCTTCCATTTCATGGTCGCCCCGTATCCATCGATCTTGCGGTATTCCTCTTTCCGCACGATCAACAACTTTTGCAGCAATCGAAAATTGTTTAATTAATTCTGCCTCGTTTTTCATTGATTTACCTCCGGTCTTGGTTTTGGTTTTATAAGCTCATTAGAAGCCGTAGGAGTGCCTTTACAATAAATATGGACATCATCTAGGTGAGGTCTTGTTATGGCGTACATAGCGGCCTTAGAATGGCTGCAAGCGTCATATGACGGAAACAATATGTTATACGTTAGCGGCTCACCTTGGACAAAGTAAGTCATAACCATAAATGTGTAGTATTTAATCATTTTCTATTACCTCTGTTTTTGGAGCGCCACGATGTATCATAGATTTTTCTCTGATGTTTTGTCGCTCGACTTTACGCATGTTTTTCCATTTAACTTGGTAAATCGTTTCTTCTAAAATTCTACGTCGCTCTGACTTGTCACAGTTAAAAAGATCAACCATTACATCATCAAGTTTCATTTGCCGCTCCTCCACGTTTCCATCACTAGCCTGACTTTGTTTCTACATTCATACTTAAATTGTTCACTTATTTTTATAGAAGATTTTCCGCTATCTAAGTTATAAAAAAGATACAAACCTCTAATAAAATATTCGTTAGTGCGATTGTTACTATTCACGCGGCTCATCTCAAAACCTCTGTCAAATTGATAATAGCAAGTTTTCATTATTTCATTACAGTTTTCAAAATCCAAATGAGATAATGCACGATATGCCTCAGAGCATTTATCGTAACTTGCGCCTGTACAGGTTGCCACGGCAAATGCTGCTCTAAATGGCATATTCTTAAATCGCTTATCTCTTGGCTGTACTGTCTCGATAATATGATTTAAACGATGATGCAAAGTAGAGTTTAAAAAAGGTTCTATGTCAGTCGAGACAACTTTGACATTTCTATGCGTATCAATACGCAACAAAAACTGCATTGGGCCAACAATAGTATTCGGTAAGTTTAAAATATCAGCATTAGATCTATTTTTACCTTGATCTAAAACTTTGAAAACTGCATCATTTTTGACAACTGAGCAGTGTGCTTTGATTGTTTGTTTGCTTTCTACAATCGCGCATAATCTGTGTTGCCCGTCTAATAATCTACCTTTTTGTCTAGAAAAGACAATTGGCTGCGGACTTAACATCCATCGGCCTAATTTCATTTGGTGTGCATAATTTCTCACAACTTTAGGGCTTATTGCTCTGTTACCGTAGTTATTATTATGCAACCATTTTGCCGCCAAACTTGGCGTTATAGATAAAATCTTACTCTCGATTTCATCTGACTTCAAAATATGCGGTTGAAATTCATTACTATTAAACATTTTATATAACCTCTTTTTGTTTTTATAGGATTACCAAGTTAACCTACAGTTAACAAAGATGTCAAATAAAAAAACCCCGAGCAATATAAGGAGGAAGAGCTCGGGGCTAGTATAAAGAGCCTACAGGCAAGAGGCTCTCAGAGGTATATCGACAACATATAGCTTGCACTATTGAAAAACAAGCGACATATGGTAGTTTAAATAATGTTAACGTCACGGAGAATAAAATGTTAAACGATAAAGAAAAAAACTTAGTCATGCTTTTGGAACTTCCGCATAGAATTTCAAATCCAAGGGCCATGATGCAGGCTTGCGAAGATGCTGCGGCAGTAATTAAGCGTCAAGCTGAAGAAATTGAAGCACTTACCGAATCATCTAAACCAAAGCGAGCGCGTAACTCAGATGGAACTCTGAAAGCAGATGATAAAACCACGCCTGATGTAAATGAAGCGTGGGAAGGTGGCAAAGCGCCGAAAAAGAAAGCTAAGAAAGCTAGTTAATATTTAACAAGCCGCCTGTTTGGCGTGCAATGCGTTCAAACAGGCTAGGGAATACTGCCTGACTTGTGCTTAGTGGTAGCGTTTCTTGAGCCATGTTAGCGTAAGTTCTAGGCACTACTCCTAATAAGTTTTTAAATGGTAAATTACCAACAAATCTTTCACCACCTGCCATAACCGAAGGCATAGGAGACAGAACCTCTTGTGATGCTCGGGCAATATCACCCATTTCAGATCCAGTGCCTCTAACGTAACTTGTGCCTTCACGTCGTCTAGTAGCAGTCGCCAAAGCACTAGGTGTAATTAATCCTGCGGCTGAGTCTCCACCTGATCTGTTTATTGCGCGTTCAAGGGTAAGATATGCTCTGTATTGATTTTGTGCATTTTGTAAGCTTGGTTTTAATGCATTTGGTATTTGCCTTAAAACCATATCGTCTAATACATTTTTAATATCGAAAGCTAATTCATAACTTATCATATCAGTATCTGATAAATATTTTGTCATAGCTTTATTCAGTTTTGCTCGAACGCTCCGAATGTTCTGTGAACTGATCGCCTTGCCGTCTAATGATGCTTCAGAAAAATCTAATACTATTTTTTCTAGCGCAGGAGGAATTTTGCCTATGCTCATGTCACCTTCCGCCTTCGACAGTACAGATAACATAGCGTTAGCCTCGGCTTGGGTCGGTACGCCTCCGGCAGCGTCATCTACCATATCAAAAACTTTACCTATTCTTGTGCGAGTTGCATTTAGAACCTCGGGAGATGCGAGGTCAGCATTTGCACCTGCCTGACGTAAGACGCTTTGAGTTAGTTGTTGTTTTGCTATTAAGGATGCATCTTGGCCACCATCTAACCTCATTAAATTAGGTGAACCAATTTTTTGTCCTGCCGTTATATCAGTAACGCCTGCCTGATTAAGTGTTTGTACAGATTGGGGTCTTGTGCTTCCTGTTAAATTTGCGGCAATTTCATCGGACGGCCCCTTTACCATTCGTCGAAGTACAGGAGTAGATAATGCTTGCGCTGTAGGAAATCCCAGTGCTCCTGCAAATCTGGCTAAATTTTCATATTCACTTCCCTCTGTTAGCTGTCCGGCTGTTTCACTTCCAAGTGCAGGAACTAACGAGCTTACAATTGATCTGAGAGGTCCGCCAATAGGAAGAACCGCCGCACCGCCTGCAAACTGTCCTACTGTTCTACCAAATTCACCTCGAGTTGTTAGGGGCTGATACTCACTAAAACCACCAGTAGCTTCGGCAAGACCTGATCTTACAGTAGGAGCTTCTGGATCTCTTTGTGGTATTACAATATCGTCTGAGCTGCCCATATCAATACCGGTTGCATCTCTAAATAGCTCTAACAATCCAAGTTTTTGCGTAATTTCTAGTGGCAAATTTAAAATACGATCAGTAATAGATGCACCAAGATCTACCGTCTCCGCAGCTCCACGCATAGCGCCAGATGCGAGAGACTTTCTTCCGTCTGTATCAAGTAATTTATTAGCTTCATCAGCAAGTCTTCGAGCAGAGTCAGTGTCTCCGGCGTTGTGCGCCCTTTGGACCATCTTCATTAGCTCTTCATATTCATCTTCCATAATACTAACCGCCCCCGTACAACTCTTTGATCTGTTCTAAACTTAATGGCTCTGCATCACCTAATAAGGCTGATGCGTCTGCACCAAACTGTCTAGTTAATTCTGCTTTTAACGTAGGATCTGCTTCTGCTAATTTGTAAGCTTTCTTAATTATGCTTTCATATCTTACTTTAATTTTACCAAGTTGGTCTTGCATAAATTTTGCGCTTTGACCTACTTTTAATTTAGCAATATCAGATTCCAACAAATTAAGTTCTTTTTCTGACACTGCTCCAAGCGTCGCGCCACCTTCCATTTTTAAAGCCCGTAACGCACCAAGCGCCATTTTTGAGCGTAGAGTGTCTCCTAAAGTTTCTAGCTCGGCAGCCTTGGTAAATGGTGCAAATTTAAAAATTGACCCAAAAAATCCTGTTGTTAAATTAGGATTATCACTGATCAGGCGTTGCATTTGTTCTACTGTGTCAATGGCAACTTGAGCGCCTTCAATACCGCCTATTGTCTGTTTAGCAGTCTGCAATTCACGATTTATTTGAGATGTTAAGGCATTATACATCTCGGGAGTAATGCGGCCTGATGTCAGCTCATTTGTTAAAAATTGTAACTTTTGTTGTGGGGTGCCGGCTCCTTGCAGTATAGCCGCAGATTGTGCCATTGCTTCTCGGGCTTGAGTAGCTGCCGCAGATTTTCGAAAATTGTTTAAAAGCTCTACTGTTGTATTACCTTCTTGACCTTGCAAGGTCATACCTGCATCTTTAATTGCGCTAAACGCCAACATCATGCGCTGATCTTTAGTTAAATTACTAAATAGATCTTTTGGCTCTTGACGTGGATTCATCATTAAATTTAATAAATTTTGATTACTCATTAACTTATTTTGTTGAACTACATTTTGATCTATCGGGGGTTTAATATTAGGGTCTATATTTGTATTGTTTACGGCGTTCAATGCATCGTTAGTAATAGCGTTTACTTCTGGATCTATTACAGCATTAGTATTTAAAACTTCCAATTCCTCATTTATTTTTGGCGGTAGTATTGGTAAGCCAGTTGTATCGTCAGTTTTTGAAATTAGACCCATTATTTCTAGATCTTGCATACTAGCTAAGTCTCCTGCAACCGCATCAAGAAGACCAAACTGTTGGATCATTTCTTCTGTTAAATATACTGGGTCCATAATACGCTCCTAAAAATTAAGACCTAACCCACTTCCGCCAAAAAGAGGGTTAAAAATAGGTGATGCTGCGCCACCCATAGCCCCGAAGCCCATGCCTAAGCTGCCTAAAGCACCTAACGCAGGCCCAAGGCCACCAGTTCTCGCTGTAGTTGTACCATAACCTTGAGGTATAGCTCCGGCTGTACCAGTAAGCACGCCGAACTGGGTCAGTGGGAATTGCTGTTGTGCCAAGTAATCTTGGAAAGTAGCATCTAAACCTGCTTGGTTCAGAGCTCTTTGAGCTTCGCCGGCCGCAGTTTGTGCGCCAAGACCTGCTAATTCATTTTGCATTTGTTGGCCTGCAATTGACCCAAGGCCGGCAGCGCCTGCGCCTCGCATTCTTGCGGCGCTTAAAGCTGCCTGTTGATCTGCAAGACCTGCTTGCTGTTCAAGAGACGCTTGTTGTATTGCGCGTTGCTGTTGACCGGTAATATCAAATTGAGCTGCACGTTGCGCTTGATTAAAAGCATTAGCTCTTTCTCGTGCTATTAAATCCGCCGCCTGTTGCCCATATGCTTTACGCGTTTCTGCTTCAGCTATTCCTTGACGAGATCCGCCAAATGCATTGGCGGCTGTAGCTTGAGCGCCTTGTTGATTTAACGCCATTTCTTGTGCGCCACCTAAATCACGCAATCCTGACTCAATAACTGCGTCAGTGTATGGCGACATATAATTGGCCATGTTTGCATCTGCAATGCTGCCAACATCTCCAATTTGAGCCGCTTGTACTGTTGGGTCCGCCATTGACGCTATATCGCCATATGTACTAGCTGCCTGATTGTATAGAGGAGCACCCATGCTTAAAGCGCCGTAACCGGTCATTGCTTGCTGTTGTAGCGGCGTCATGCCTGCAACGCGATCTCCTTGAAAAGATTCATATGGTTGCGCCAAAAAATCTTGAGCAAATGGTATTACAGTGCCTTCCAAAAAATCTTGTTGGAATTGTGGCATACTTTTTGTTTCGGTTTTACTTGATCCCATTATCTTAACTCCATCTCATAATGAGTATACACCGACCTAAACGGTGATGCATCTACATACTTTTCAAAACCTTTTCTGCCATCAGCTTCCAAAGCATCAAGCCCTGCATCTACTGCTAATTTTCTCATTAGGTCTATCGCTTCGCTCATCCATTGCCTCATACGCTTACCGCCAATAAACTCAATCTTTAAATTTTTTCTTTGAGGGTGCTTTACAACCACGGTTGTCATGGCGGCTACTAACTTGTCCTCGAGATGAATAAGCCACATAACAGAGCCGCCACCTCTTATGTCGTTCTCAACGTCCTGCATTGTGACGTTGTGAGATTGCCTCAGTATCGCCGGAGCCAGTAACTCCATACCCTCGCTAATGTAGTTGTCAAAGTCTTTAGATAACACGGGTAATATGCTTACCTTTGGCTTTGTATCTAACTTTACTACATTATCTAGCATATTTACACCCCTAGACGTCATTTCATTACCACGTACTTAATGCAACCCGTTTCCAGATAGCTGTAGAGCCATCATAAGATCCGGTACAGATATAAATATAGTTTGTGTCCCACGCAATCATACCGGCAACGTCACCGCTTGCTCCGGTGTTAGCTGACGGCGTAGCTTGCCTTGTTGCCATCTGTCGAAAAGCACCATCAAGCGATATAACTGCATATTTTTTTGAAGCATCCCAAAGCACAATACCATCTTCAGAAGGATTATCGTCAGTCGTTTTATGGTAAAACCTTGTTAAATTACGACGCAAATAGGTGCTTAAGCTTACACCCCAAGCTTTTATATCATCGCCAATTGGTGGTAAAACCGGAGCAACCATTATCTTTTACCGCCCTTCTTAGCATCAATACGCATAGTTCCAACATTCCATGCTGCATACGGCGTGTCGCCTTCTACCCTCATGCGAATTTGTCTGCCTTGAAACCTTACCGGCGTAGGATTAGCCGGTGTGTATGGTCCGTGTGTGCTTTCTGTCGCGTTTGGATAAAACCTGCTTTTAAATTTAAGACTGACATCGCCTTGTGTTTTTTCATCTGTAATTAGATCTGTAACTTGCATAATATTATCGCCATTACCCAAACTTATTGGACCGGTTTCGGCAAACACTGACTGTTGTGCAGATGACGTTTCGTAACTTAATCCAATTTCATGGTCAAAAACTGTGCCGTGGCTATCGAACATCATCGGAAACGCAAAGACGCCCCGTGATACTCCACTAGTGCGAGACAAATCACCTATCAGCCAGTGATTTTCTTTGTAATCAAACGCAACATATTTATCTATTTCTGTTGCAGCATTAGAACAATAAAACCACCATATTTCTCCGAACTCTGCATTTACGTGAGCCCATGTTAAACTTTTTTGATCTACGTTTAAATTTTCAAAAATATGATCGTGAACGGAGCAGGGTATTTCTGAAACTTTATTACCATCAAATCTATAAAAGCCTCCGGTTCCCATCCAAAAAACACCGGCATCAGTGTCTGCCGCAGCTTTACGAGATATTACTCCGCAATTTGTGCCAACTCTTTCAAAACCAAAAATATACGGTGGACCAGAATATCTGGCAGTGTAGGAATCGACGTCAGTTAAAATTAACGTTTGGCCTCTTGTTCTAACGGCCGTTTGTATAGAGCCTGACGTTTGTAGCTCGTAGTCTCCTGCTTCGTTTGTAGCTAATGGCGACCAAACAGTGTTATTTTCTCTATCACACCATGAGATTTTGCGTGGATTACCGCCTGACCCAAGAGCAAAAATAAATCTTTCTTCGGTAACAATTAAACCGATATTATTTATCGGAGCATTTGTAATAGGAGCGGCATCAGCCGACGTGCCTAACTGCCACTCTAAAAGTCTACCGTCTGTAGTAGAACAAGCGACTAGATATTCTCCCCAGTTATCTAATGACCAAGTAGTTGCCTCAACAACATTACCTGTGTCCGGCCTTGGTGTACCATATGTATGACCTGTTAAGATTGACGTCCCATTACCACCATAAACTCCGTAACCATAGCCTAAATTTTGTGCAGCAATTTCCGTACCGTCTGTTAGGTCTGTTGGTGTAATGTCAAATTTAGAGCCTGCGGCTAGTCCTGCAAATAATTCACTATATGATCCTGCGGCTATATATCTAGTACCGTTCAAACTTTTCCAAGCGTGCATACCTCTTGGAGCATAGGTTGTAACTTGGCCTAATGTTGGGTGTGTTCGCCACCCTCCAACTGGACGAAGAGAACCCTCACGCCAACGCACTAGTGACCCGTCACGCCATCTCCCATGAGCATCTAAATCTGTGCCTATTCTGTAAAATCCTGATGGTATTTTTAGCGGTATAAGTGTCATTTAATTACTCTGGTTTTGTAGGCCATGAAATTGAATTTGGAAAACCACTTTGTTGTGGCACGTTTAATAGGTCTGTGCGGTACTGCGCCCATTGAGATTGTTCATCTGCACTTAAATCAGCCCATCGTAATGGATTGCTAACAATAGGGTCAACTTCATGTCTAAGCTTGTAATCTCTTGCCCTTCTTGCCCCTGCCGCATTAGCCGTGTCTAGTTCTTCTTGCGTTGGCGGCACGTAAGCAGAAAAATTTGATCCGATAAGTTCTAACAAAGCAGCGTTATCAATTGTTGTGTCTGTGTCATAAGGCGTTAAGTGATAGTCAATCCAACCTAATTCTGGGTGATTTATTTCTACGTCAAAACGTTGATTATCTGCTTGTAAAGACCGTGCATTTTGTACTTCTGTTATTGTAATACTCATTAGCTAATCCTCAACCATAATGTTGTTCTTGCAAATTCTCTGTGTCCACCTGAAGTATCTGTCAAATGTTGATCGTAGTTATTTTTATAATACCCTATATTACCCATACAACGCCAATTACCTGATGGTGCAGCTATTGTGCTTGTGCTTGCTGTACCTGACCACGTAGTTTCATTTATATCCGATATTGTGTTTGCAAATCGTAAACTTGAACCGCTTGCGGTGTCACCGGCTACATATAAATTACTAGTGTTGGTTACTTCTGCAAGTAAAGCATACGAGCCTACAGAACCTGCGGCTGCACCTGCACCTGTTGTAGATGTAACTGTTACAGTTGATCCACTTGTGCTAACAGATATTCCAGTGCCGGCAGCCACACTTGTTAAGTATCCGCCATTGCTATGGTCGCCCCAACTATAAGCAGTATTCCATTGGCTTTGCGAGGTTGTAGTCGGTATTGCATAACCACTTGCTAAAGATACGGCTAATGTGCCGGAAGTTGTTATAGGACCGCCACTTACAGACAAACCGGTTGGAACCGACATATTAACACTTGTGACTGTGCCAGAGCTTGATGTTGTGCCGATATAAGTCGCAAGGTCAGACATAGCCACTTGCTTCATTACGCCGCCATCATTAAACACCACGCGATCTGCCGCAACTACTGTTGTTGAGCTTGCGGCAGTATCACCATCTAACACGTTTAATTCGGTTGTGGTAATAGTTGCGCCGTCTAATTTATTAAGCTCGGCCCCTGACGAAGTAACGGCAGTTCCGCCGATATTAACCACAACTTGGTTAGTGCCGTCTGCATTACTATTTACCTCGGTTACAATTGCGTCCAAGGCAGTGTTTAATTCTGTTCCCCAAGAATTAAGGCTGCCTCCTACGGTAGGTTTTGTAATTGATAAAACCATTTATCTCTCCTTTACGCGGCTAGTTTACTCCAAGGGTCGCTAGTTGCGACTTCTGTTTCAGTCCATGTTTCACTAATACTATCAGAAACATTTGTATATGTCTCTTCTGAAATTTCTATCGCGCCCCACTCCATTGCAATATTAGTTGCAGGCACTCCGGTAATAAAACCTACCGGCGTTAAATCGTGATTTTGTGTAATTACTGCTAAACCAACAACTGGGGCAGGAATAACAGTAATTATGTTTAATCTAAAATCTGGTATATCTGTTAATGTTGGCGAGGAAAGGGCAGGAGTACCAGACACTACGTTGCTAACAGGAATGTTTTGAACAAAACTTCCTGTGCCTATTTGTGGTGCGCCACTCGCTATGCTTACCGGAGTAAAATTACTTATTATTGTTGCGGAAACCGATTGGACTACCGGCGAACCGGTTGCAATACTATTTATGCTGATTGATGTACTTGGTATAGACGTCGCTTGTACAGCTACAGATCCACTAACAATATTTGTTGCCGTTAAATCATGCACCTGTGTAAATGTTGTAGATGCAACTTGCGGTACGCCAGTAGTAATATTAGAAATTACAAAAGTTTCATTTTCACCCATATTAACAGATGAAAGACTTGGCGATCCAGTAACGATACTTGTTGCTGTTAGATCGTGAACTTGAGTAATTGTTGCAGACGCAACGCTTGGATTAGATGTTGCAATGCTCGAAGCAGTTATTGATAAACTTTCAGTTACAACTGGCGAGCCAATAACTGGATTTGACGCTGCAATACTTGTAGCAGTTAAATCGTGCGTTTGTGTAACTGTTATGGAAGCAAGATCTGGAGAGCCACTTGCAATTGAGGTAGCAACAAACGTTTCTTCCTCAGACATTGTCACGTTTGCTACGACAGGCGAACCAGTAACAATATTTGTGGCAACAAAACTTTCATTTTCACCCATATTAACGGATGAAACTACTGCTGCCCCTGTAGTAATAGATGTTGCGGAAAGTGATTGTACTTCTGTAAGGCTTACCGTTGCAACGGTAGGTGCGCCAGTAACAATACTATTTACCGTAACTGTTAGTTGACTTAGAACACCATCATCCGCAATTGGATGCGCTGCAATTGGTGCAAATCCAAACATTTAATTATGACCTAGCTGCAACCCAATCAGAAACCATTGTTTTGACTTCTGCATCTGTCATATCTGACATTGTTCCATCTTCATCAGTTTTTTGGAATTTATTTGCAGAATGCATAGCAAGAACTTTTGTTTCTAGTTCTGTAGCTGTCATTTCAGTTACAGTATCAGGAACATAATATTCCCGATCAGCTTCATCTGGTGACCAACCTACCATTGTATTTGTAGCAGCATCACTAAAATAACCACCATCTTCTACCCACTCAGGAGTACGCATACCCCCTGCGGTCATGTGCATTTTATATTCTATAATCATTTTTTTGACTCCTTAGACTTTGAAAGTTGCAACATATAATCTGTATTAAGAAAATCTGCCTTACCAAAAATTCTTTCTGCGGTAATATCTGCATTTTTATAATACTTATCTGCCATTTGATCTAAGAAGATTTCTAGATCATTACTGTGCAAATTCTCTAGCTTTGCAATTCTGTCAGCAGTAACTTTGATATAGCCAGAAACTTCTGTCAAAGCTAATTGTGGATGCACTCCGTACTGTTGCATATATTCAATGGTTGCTGTGGAGGCTCTACCACCGTCCATTAAATTCCTATACATTAATTCAAATCCTCTGCGTACATGATGACGCTTTTCCTCTCTTTCAAAAGCAACTTCATCCCATTCATCTATTCCGTAGTTCTCTTTAATGTTATCATAACTATCAATTAATGTAGCAATATCTTTTATTGAGCCATTAATTTTATTTTCCATTTGAATAAGATTATGACGCTTCTGTCTTAGCTTTGCTTCACTTACTGCATCGTTA